GAGTTTAAACTTTAGAAAATGGCAGGATTTATAGATAATTTTTCGCAGAATAACCCTAACATGGGGAGAATACTTAGAACCGTAAGCAAAATAGGGTCTTTCGGAATGGAGTATAAAGATCTTGTTGTGAAAAATTCTCAAGCTATTGGTGTTTCAGAAGCAATGATGAGACAAAGACTAGCATTGGGTGATGCCGATGAGGATTTCATCTATAGTTTAGCAGCACAGGACACCTCTAATAGAAAATACATTGCATACTTTGACAAGGAATATGCATTCAAAAGAGAATTCTTAAGAAGATTTGCTATTAATGCTGAAATCGAATGGATCTTAGATATTCTTGCAGATGAAGCTATTGTTTATGATGATAGAAATTTTTGTTGTGGACTATCCCTAGTTAATATGGATCTATCCGACGAAATGGTGGAATCTCTTAGGGATAATTTTAGAAAGATCTATGTTTCCCATGGATTTAATAACGGAATTTCTGCTTGGCAGTATTTTAGACAATTTCTTATTGATGGATTTTTATCATTTGAAATAGTTTACTCTGATGACGGTAAACAAATTGTGGGATTTAAAGAACTAGATCCTATCTCTTTAACTCCATCAATTGAAAGAAATCAAGCGGGTCAAACTGTCCAAATTTGGTACCAGTATTTTGGTGACAATGTAAAGGAAAGAAAATTATATGATTCACAGGTTCTTTATATTTCTTATGCTAAAGGCAATACCACAAGTAGAACTAGCTATTGTGAAAGATTGATTAGATCTCACAATCTTTTAAAGATTATGGAGCATACCAGAATTATCTGGAACGTAATGAATGCTTCTTTCAGAATTAAGATGACAGTTCCGGTTGGAACCAGATCTCCTCAAAAAGCGAAAGAAACACTGGGCGAATTGATGAGTATGTATAAAGAAGATATCAAACTGAATACAGACTCAGGAGAACTAAGCATCAACGGAAGACCTAATTTACAATTCTATAAAAACTATCTTTTCCCAGTTCAAGGAGGGGAATCACCGAAGGTAGAAACCCTTAATTCAGCAGGTCCTAATTTAAATATTATAGATGCTGTGGTTTATTTCTTCAATAAACTTAAAGCAGATTCTAAGATTCCTTTCAATCGATTTGCTGCAAGATCTGGCGGAACAGTGGGTACTTATAAGATCGGGGCAGAATCCGCAGAAAGGGACGAAATCAGATACAATAAGTTTATCAATAGAATAAGATCGATCTATCAGGAAATTCTTCTAAAGCCGCTATGGATTCAAATGACTTTGGATCACCCAGAGCTAACTGATGACACTATCTTTAGATCTCAATTAGGACTTAAATTTAATTCAGATAACCAATTTGGAGAGTCTAAAGAAATAGAACAGCTAATTAAGAAAATAGATTTCATCGCGGGTCTTTCTGAGATTAAAGAGAAAAAAGGCGAAGAGGAAGTCCCTTATTTCAATCAAGATTTCTTAATCGATAAATTCCTAGGATTAACCAACGAAGATAGAAGGGTTAATGACATTTATAAGAAAAAAGACGAGGAAGAAAACGCAGCAGCTGCCCCTGCAGATGCCGGAGCAGGCGGAGGATCAACAGCTGGAGGATCAGAACCAGCGGCAGAAGCCCCAGCAGGTGAACCAGCAGCAGAACCAGCGGCAGAGGCGCCAGCAGAACCAGCGGCAGAACCAGCGGCAGAAGCCCCAGCAGCGGGGGGAGAGGCAGAAGTAGTTTAATTGAAACATTTTTTATAACCGAGTTTTTCCTGTATATTTGATGTCTAAACTAAAATCAAATGCAGCAGGAATTAGAAATTCTTTTGGAAATTGAAAGATCCACTGGGGAGGGGTCTCAGAAAAAAAAGCAACAGCTCATCTCTCAAAATTTATCCCCAAGATTGGAGTATATCCTCTCGATTTGCTTTGATCCCTTTGTCACTACTAAGCTCCATAAATTAGAATATGAGGACAGGGATTGCAAAGAAAATCCCAATTTATATGATGAATTTTTTTCTCTCTGCGAGGAGTTAAAAGCAGCACCTGCAATTAACGATCATTTAAGGAGCAAGGCTGAACGATTGATCGAATCCACTGGTTATCACATCGAACTTAAAAAAGTCTTAGCTAAGGTGCTTACAAAGCGTATGAACATAGGAATAGGAGCTAAACTTATTAATAAGGCGGTTGGAAAAGAACTGATTCCTGATCCAAGCCTTATGCTTGCAGAAGATGATCATAAAGTCCTAGATAAATGGGGTTCTATAGTATGTGAAGAAAAGTATGACGGTGTCAGAGTTATCTGTGTGGTAGAAAACAGAAATCCCAAATTTTACACTAGAGCATTTAACGAATTAGACTCTAGATTCCTTTCAAGAATAGCAAATCAAATTCTGGATCTTTCACAAGGTATAGATGGGGTTTTCTTCGATGGGGAATTAACAGATTTAGATCGTAAAAGTGTCAGTGGAAAAGTGACCCAAATGATGAAGGGATCTCCAAAGGAAAGCATTGGCGACGATCTGCTCTTTAACATTTTTGATGTTGAACCAACAAAAACCATAAAGGATGGTAAAGGAACTTCTGGATATACTGAAAGAAGAGCTCTACTTGAACAATTTTTCAATAATAAATCTTTCGAGAACATCAAAATAGCTCAAAAATGGGAAGCAAAAACAAAGGACGAGCTAATGCCTATTTACGAACAGATAGTTGCTAACGGAGGTGAAGGTGTTATCATGAAAGATCCATCACATGTATACGAGTGCAAAAGATCTAAAAGTTGGATTAAGTTCAAGGAGGTTCAAGATTGCGATTTAGTAGTTACTGGATGGTATCCAGGAGAGGGTAAAAGAGAGGGTTTTATCGGAGGATTTATTTGTAAGGATTCTTCAGGCGAATATCAGGTTAAAGTTGGATCTGGATTTACTGAACAAGATTTAATCGAACTTTCTAAGGACCCTAATGATATAATAGGTAAAATCGTTGCTATTCAATACAATGTCCCTATCGAGGACAGGAATGGTAACAAATCCCTTTTCTTGCCTAGATTTATTGAGGTTAGAAATGATAAAACAGAGCCAGAAAATTTAGTAACAAGATTTAACAAGAATAAATGATCAATTCACTTTTAACAGAAAAACTCAGACCTAAAAAATTGGATCATATGATTCTCCCGGAGAGAATCAAGGATGCTTTTAAAAACGGGTTACAACAAAATGTTTTACTTACAGGATCCCCAGGATCCGGTAAAACCTCTTTGGCAAAAATTCTTTCAGAGAATTCACCTAGACTTTTTATAAACGTATCTGACGAGAGTTCAGTGGAAACTGTTAGGGAAAAAATAACGGGATTCTGCTCTACTATCTCAATCATGAACGAAGAGAATGCTACAAAAGTTGTGGTATTGGACGAGTTTGATGGAGCATCAGATCAATTCTACAAAGCACTTAGAGGTACAATAGAAAAATTTGCTAAAAATACCAGATTCGTAGCCACTTGTAATTGGATTAACAAAGTACCAGATCCTATTAAAAGTAGATTCGAAGTTTTTCTTTTTGACCCTGTTAATAAGGAAGAGGAATTAGAATTAAAAAAACAATGGGAGGACAGAATTGTACTGATTCTGAAAAAAATGGAAATCTCTATCGAGGATAAGGCTTTACAATCCTTTGTAAAAAAGTACTACCCGGATATGAGATCTGCTCTTAATTGCATACAAAGATGGCAGATTCAGGGAACTAGTGAGATAAGTGAGCAAAAGGTGTCAGAATCTTCTTGGGACTATGAAGAGCTTTATGATATGTTATTCCAAAAGCTGGATCCTGTTAAAAGCTACCAGATTATAGTAGGGCAATATTCTAATTCTGTCGGAGAAGTTATGGAATCTCTGGGTAGAGAATTCATCGAATGGGTCAAGGAGAAGAAGCCAGAAAAAATTAATATTATTCCCGCTGTTCTTATTTTAGTTGCCCAACATCAATCTCAGAGAAATCAAGTGATTGATCCCGTTGTTAGTCTATTATCTCTTTTTTATTCCATACAAAAGCTAACACAATAGAATATGTCATATAAAGAAAGTAAAATAGTTATAGTAGGTAGAGGAGGATCTGGCAAAGATTTTCTCAGAAAGAAATTTGAAGACAGGGGATTTAAATATTGTGTCTCGTATACGAGCAGACCTAAGAGGGAGAGTGAAATCAACGGGAAAGATTATATGTTTACCAATCTGGAATACTTCTCTAATAATGTTTATAAATTCTACGAGATCGATGAGTTCAATGGCTGGAAATATGGAACATTGATAGAGGATTTTGAAAAATCAAATCTTTTTATAATGACCCCTAGAGGGGTAAACAATATCCGACCGGTTGACAGAAAAAGATGTTTTGTGATTTTCATAGACCCCGATAAAGATGTGATAAGAGAAAGACTGTTAGAGAGAAGGGATGCAGATTCAGTTGATAGAAGGATTGAAGCTGACGATAAGGATTTTTCCAACTTTTCTAACTATGATATAAGAATAACAAATTCAGATTTTTAATATGGTTAGCGTTATTATAGACGGCAATTATTTATTTCATAAAACATTTGCCATTTTTTCCGATTATGGTTCTAAACAACCAGGTGAAGTTTTATCACAAGCTTCTGAGCAGGGAATGTTCATGAGAAAGATTATTACAGATCTTTGTTATGCACTAAATCAATTACCCACCAATGGACATGTTATCTTTTGCAAGGATTCTAGATCCTGGAGAAAGGACCTAAAAATTGAAAGGGCTGATTATAAAAGCTCAAGGGTTAAAGATGAAAAGGTTGATTGGGGTTCTTTTTTTGATTTAATGGACGAGTTTGGTAAATTTTTAGAAAACAATGGGTACATCTATTCAACAGCTCAGGGAGCAGAGGGAGATGATCTATTATGGTTCTGGAATGATAAATTAAAGAAGGAAGGACACAATGTTGTTGTTCTATCAGGGGATAAAGACAGTCATCAGTTAGTCTCCTGCGATGATACTTGGACTATTTGCTGGAATGCTAATTCCAAGAATAATAAGATATTCTGTTCCAATAATTGGAAAACAGATTACCTAGATAATGAAAGAGAAACATCTATTTTTAATTTAGATTTTGTAGCTGACTCAGAGAAAGATAAAATGTTAAATTTATCTTCGTCCGCTACAATGGAATTTACCGATCCTGAAAAGTTAACATTTGAAAAAATTCTGACAGGAGATAAGGGAGATGATGTTCCTAGTGTTTTTGCTTACGAAAAAACTCCAGGAAAATTTTATAAATTGACGAAAGCAAAGGCAGAAGCAATTTACGAAAGTTATAAGCAATCCGGGTGGGGATCTTCTAGACTTGAAGATGTTTGGAAAGACGATGAATTTAAAGATTGGATCTCCGGATATGTTTTGAGATCTATTGGATATACAGATAACAAAGATAACAGAAAAGAGGTTGCTAATAACTATCATGAAAATGCACAACTAGTTTGGTTATCTGACCAGGTAATTCCTGAAAATGTTTTAGCTAACATGGAATTTTCTTTCTCTACCACCAGAAAAGAAATTAAACCTGCATTAACCGATAAGAAAAATTTAATCGGAAGATCCAGATGGGATTCCTATGAAGCACCATCCGCCTTTAACCCATTTAAAAGTTTTAAATAATGGAGCTATTTGATATTCTAAAAGCTTTCTTTTCTGACAAAAAATGGCAAGACGTAACCAAGCAGGATAAGGCTAAGAACTTTTTCATGATAAATCGGATTATGTCTATTTCGCTGCCACTTCAGGCAAATGCTTTCAATAACACTAAAATAGATCCGGTTTCTGTGATAGATTACTGGAAGAATACCCTAAACACCAAATATAAGACTACCCCGGGATGGTTCTTTACTTCTACTAATAAAAAAGAAAAGAAGAAAGAATATACACCTAAGGAGGAGGTAGTAGAGCTAATCTGTTCCAAATTTGAGATCTCCAATCGGGAGATAAAAGAACTTCTACGATATTACCCTAAAGAATTTAAAAATTTTTGCGAATCGATCGAAGAGCAGATAGCTTGATAGGTTCTTTTTTCTGTGGATATATAAGAAAAGTATCCACCAGAAATGAAAGAACTAACAGATTTAAACATACAGCAATTAGGAACAAGCTATGATTCCCTAAAGATTAATCAGAATTTTCAGCAGATTCAAGACGCAATTGATCTGCTACAAACAACTTTTGGGATAACCATAGAACTACCAGGATTTGATGCTCAAAATGCTAAATTTACAGTTGATGTATTAAGAGCAAATTCTATAAAACTTCCTGCTACTGGTGCGGTTAAAATCGGATTAGACGGTAATGATGGTGGTATTACTGGATCTTCCTTCAATGTTATTAATAATGCTTACGTTGGTGGTGATTTAGACATTTACAACAAAAATGGAACCGGGGGTAGAGTAAGATTTAGAGTTGATAAAAACACCGAGATTACCAAACCTCCAATTCCTGGTCAAGTAAGATTTACTGGTAATGCTTTTCAGGGATATGTTTATCAAAACGAGGTTAATTCCTCATTTTCTTTCGAAATAAACTCAGGATCGACCGGGGGAACTATCGAAATTTCCATCAACGGGAATTCGCTTACAACCACAACCTGGCAGGGTGCAGCTTATTTAACAGGTCAGAAAATCGTTGCTGATATTATCGCTATATCAAATGGCACTGTAAAAGCATCCTCTGATGCCACCACAGTAACGATAGAATCAGTTACTGGATATGCATCATATTATAATAATGCACCCGTAGTTTTAACTACTAATAATATTAGTGTTACACCATCAACGGGAATAATGTCCGGTGGTATAGATGGAACACAAGGATGGGTGAACTTCACTGGCTATATTGGGGCGACAGGAGGAACTGGTTCCTCTGGACCAACGGGAGCAACAGGGGCAACTGGTCCATCAGGGGGAAGTTCGGGATCAGCAGGTTCTTCTGGATCTTCAGGCTCTTCTGGATCTACTGGATCCTCAGGAAGTTCTGGTTTATCTGGTACATCGGGAAGCTCTGGTCAAAATGGAACTTCAGGAACTGCGGGGACCTCTGGTGAATCTGGATCTGTTGGACCAAGAGGATCAACTGGACCAGCTGGTACTTCTGGAACCTCCGGACAAACTGGAACATCCGGTTCTTCAGGATCGGCAGGATCTTCAGGTAGATCCGGAACATCTGGTTCTTCTGGATCAACAGGATCTTCAGGAACTTCTGGACAAACCGGTACCTCTGGGTCTTCCGGAACTAGTAGCACATCGGGTACCTCAGGTTCATCAGGATCCACAGGTTCATCAGGATCCACAGGTTCTTCTGGAACATCAGGGGAATCTGGAACATCAGGATTAAGTGGCGACAGATATGCTACAAATGCTTCAATTTATGATGCAACCCACACCACCGCCAATGGATTGAATTTATCCACTTTAGTAGTAGATACCTCGGTTGTTTATGTAAATACAGATTTACTCGATCTTTCCTATACAGTAGCACAAAGTGTAATCGTTGCAGTAGATTCCAATAACTATTTTGCTGGAATAATCCAATCTGCTATACCAAGTAGTGGATACTATGATATTTTGGTTAAGGATGTTGAAGGCACTACAAATTATGGATCTTCTCAGGTTTGGGCTATGAATCTTGACGGTGCAGTTGGACCAGCTGGTCCTAATGGAACATCGGGATCTGGCGGAACCTCCGGGTCTTCGGGTACTTCAGGAACATCAGGATCTTCGGGAAGGTCTGGCTCTTCCGGTTCTTCTGGATCAACAGGAACTTCTGGCTCTTCTGGTACGTCTGGTTCTTCTGGTACAGCTGGAATGGACGGATCATCAGGATCTTCTGGTAGTACAGGATCATCTGGTAGCACCGGATCTTCTGGTAGTACAGGAACGTCTGGATCCTCTGGATCCTCCGGAGAAGGTGGATCCTCTGGATCTTCTGGTAGCACTGGATCTTCCGGTAGCACAGGATCTTCTGGATCTTCTGGAGTATCTGGATCATCAGGAACATCAGGAGTTGGAGGTGCAAATGGTACATCAACTCAAGTTGCGTTTTTTACCGGATCAACAGAACTTGGATCAGATCCCGGACTTTATTGGGATAATACCAATAAAAGATTAGGGGTTGGAGCAGGTACAAACCCAGCCTATCCATTAGAGGTAGATGGTAACGTTACAGGTATTTCGATCTATGCTAGCCATGACGTTGCAGCATATTCTGATATTTCGGTTAAAGACGAAATTGAAGAAATACCAAATGCAATCGAGAAGATAAAACAAATTAGAGGAGTAACCTTTGTAAGAAAAGATTCAGAATCTAAAGAAAGAAGAGCAGGAGTTATCGCCCAGGAGGTAGAAAAAGTTATTCCAGAAGTTGTAAGTAAAAAAGAGGACGGAACATTGATGGTAGCTTACGGAAACCTTACATCTTTGTTAATCCAAGCGATTAAGGAGCAACAAATTGAAATAGATAATTTAAAAAAGATCATAGCGGAGAAATAACTATTATGCCTAAATTAACAGAAGTAGACAAGAAATTAATTGACGGAGTAATATCAACTATCGATTGGGAACAAATCCTAAAATTTTACAAAATCCTGAATAAAAAAATAGGATGCGAACAAGTTAAAATAAAGGGGGTAGTTAAAAAAGATAAAGTTGATCTTGAATCTGCCAAAGATGAATTATACAGGGTTTTAGAATTTGTGATTGAAAACGATTTACCTGAAATGAGCTATGGCCCCTGGGTGATTCTTTGGGTAAATGGAGAATGGGAAATAACAGAATTATTCCCATTATCACCGGACGACGACGAAGAACCACAGCAAGAAGAAATTATAGTTCCTGTTATGGAATCTAAACTTCAAGTTCTGTTTGTTCCTCAAAGTGTTATAATGAAGGAAGAAATAGAAATAGAGGAGGATCCTTTTCTGATAGACGACACTTTAATACTAGAAGGTAGATTAAAGGAATCGATAGATACTGAGGATTATGTACTTGCTAGTAAGATAAGAGATCTTCTGGAAGAACTAAATAAGAGAAAGAAATGAAAATTAAAAAACTTAACGAACAGTTTGCCCAATCTTTTTCAGGAGATGGATTTAACAGCTCCAATGGAGTTTTTAAAGTTAAATACAAATCATATGACGATCTTTCTCAATCCAGAGGAAGAGAACTTAATCCGTACGATCATGTAAAAGGCGAAGAATTTCAACCAGGGGATTTTGTGTTGGCTAAGTTAAAAGCAGGTAAGGGAAGAGGTAAAATCGAAGCAGTTATAGTTTCATCTAGCAGATCTGAAGATGGAAAGAGCATGAATTTTAAAATTAGAAGTTTAAACACTAATAAAATTCATACTGTTCCCGTTCATGCTATAGAATTTGCTCAAGACAGGGGTCATGTTAATATAGAAAGGGGCAAGACTGGATCTACAGTTTCAAATAAACAAAAGTTCTTAACATCTTTAAAATACAATGCTGGAAATTTTATTTGGGGATCATTAGAATCCAAAAAGAATAATTTAAAAAGCGATATTCTATTAAATGAATCTGGTCCTAATATAGAAAGACCCGGATTAATAGATCCTTCAGTAAGAATAGTTTTAATTGATTCAGCAAATCCTGATTACGAAAAACACATAGAAAATTTTAAGAAGCTAGGAATCATTTATTCTATTCCAGAGGAAAAAACAATTTTTATCAACAAGGAGGATTCTAACTTCCATAAATTAACAGACAATCATTTAATTGTTATAGAAGCATTAGAGATTGCTAAATTTATGTCTTCAGATAAACAAAACATAGACGAAAAATTTCAGGATGTATTGGCTGCTCAGATTTTAAGAAAAAAAGGTCTTAAAGAAGCTTACAAAACAATCGCCTCGAATTTTATAAAAAAGCACGGGGTTTCTTATGGTGAATGTGCAGACAGTATGATACCGGAAATGAATGAATATTTATTAGAAAAATAAATAATGGCTGCTTCAATAGAAAGAATAAGAAGAAGATTAACAATTCCGGAAGAAAGCGCTAAAGAATTTCAAAAAGCACCAGAGGTCAATCATATAAAACCCACGGGTCAATTTGAAAAATTTATAAATTGTCATCCACAAGAATCTTTTATAATTTGTGGTTGTGGTTCTTCCTTAAATCAATATGAAAAATTTGACGGGCATGTTATTATCGGGGTCAATGATGCAGGAAGAAAAATACCCTGCAAATATTTGGTTGTAGTTAATGAGCCTCACACGTTTAAATGGGACAGATGGAAACACGTAGAGAGCAATGACTCAGAATACGTTTTTACCCATCTTCCTAATTTACCATTAAAGAATAAAGATTCTAAAGTGGTAATTAATTTAGGAAAGCCAAACGGAACAAATCTGGATAATTATGGTTTTATAGATTACACTACCAATTCACCTTACATGGCATGTATTATAGCATATCAAATGGGAGCTAGAAAAATTGGTTTAATCGGTGTAGATTTTACACTTAATCATTTCTTTGGAGAAACTGGAAGTCATCAAGTTATGAGAGCTATTAATTTGGTACTTGAACAATATGCTAATCTAGGTAAAGCACTTTCGGAAAAAGGTATAAGAATTGCAAATCTTTCCAACGAGAGTGTCATTGAATCCTGGCCGAGAATGACCCTAGAAGAATTCGAAACAATTTAAGAATTAAAGGTTATAAATAGGATGGCCGAGTTAAAGAATGGGATTTTAGTCAGATTTCCTCTTATTCAGAAAAGGAGAAAAAAATCAGGGTACCGTGTATCCTTTGCGGATTTCATGAATCGCAAGATTAATGAGTGTCTTACCCTGGGATATAAATGTTTTATCTTTGAAATAACTGATGAGGATTTTGAAACCCTAGATTTTAATGTGTCCGTTGCAGAGAAAGAACTAATGGATCGTTATCTAAATGATGACGGAATAAGGGTAGCTCTTTATATTAAAGGAAAGAGATATTTAACAGCAGATTCAGATGATGAGATCAGGGAAGCTCATACCCAAATAGTTCTTTGCTTAGATTTTATAAAAAACTTTGAAATCCGCGATTATCAACAAATGCCTATCATTTTACACATCGGAGGTGCAAAGGGTGATAGAAGGGGAACAATGGATGATTTCTGTAAAAAGGTTGAGTGTTGGTTTCAAGAGGATGACATCAAAAGACTTGCAGTGGTGAACGATGAAAAGCCAAGTTTATTTTCAGTAAAGGATTTACTTCCTGGGGTATTTTATCGAATTAAAATCCCAATAGTTTTTAGATCAACTTCCTATCCAACAAATCAGGGAAATCTAACACTCAATGAATCTCTCTTTCTTGCTGCTTCCACCTGGAAAAGAACTGTCAATCCTATTTTTATTTACTTACCGGGCAATACCCAATTAGAGCAAGACCAAACTAGACCATTCGGACTAGAACTTGATGTTATCTTCGATAACAAGCTGCCAGAGCCATAGCATTTTATATTTACGATCTTTTCCTTTACATTTGTCTAATACTAAACAATTAGATATGCCGGAAATTAGCGAAGTAAGAATTATGTCAGAGTTTATCAACAATGTTGCTTCTAAGGTTGATTATTTTGTTGGCATATCTAAAAATCCAGAACACAAAAGCAAAACTAATCTGAATGTTCCGTTTGAACATTTTCAGCTTAAAGCTTTTTCACGTGGGAAAGAGCTGATGCTTCGATTTACAGGTCTGGATTTTTCCCACGGTGAAACGGAAGCTAAGAATTTGGTTTTTACTATGGGTATGAGTGGCAATTGGAACTACTCAAAAGATATTTTTTCGATCCCAAAGCATACACATCTAACAATCGTTGATTGTGACGGAGGAGTTTTAGGAATGCATGATGTAAGAAGATTTGCCCGCTGGGATTGGCGTAGCTGGAATCCAGAAAGAGGTCACGATCCGGTTAAAGAGACTGAACTCTTTAAAAAGGAAATTTTAGAAAACCTAATGAAGGATAAAATATTTCAGAAGCCTATATACGAAGCGATGATGAATCAAAAATATTTTAACGGCGTTGGAAATTATTTAAGAGCAGAGATCCTGGGTAGAATAGATTTAGATCCAAGATTATCTGCTGGTGATTATATCATCCAGGCAGGAGAAAAATTTTTCAATATGACAGAAAAGATCATTGTTGAATCCTATGTTCTTGGGGGAGGTCAATTCAAAGACTGGTACAATCAAGCAGATCTAGAGAAAAAGAAAAGCAAGGAATTCCAAGCATGGATGCAATTCTATTTCAATAAAGAAAGGTGTGAACCGATTAAGGATAAACAGGATCGCAATTTTTGGATGGATAAAAAATGGATAAATGATAAGTAAAGACACGCTAAAAAAATGCCTCTATTTTGATATAGAGACCGCAGGAATAACCTCAACATTTGAAGAATTACAACAATTCGATCCTAGAATTGCTAAACTCTGGGAGAAGAGATGTAAGTGGCTGAAGCAAAATTCCGGAGAAGAATACCAGGATTATGATTGCGGGGATTTTTGGAAAATTAAAGCTTCCTTACATCCTGAATTTTCTAAAGTTGTTTGTATTAGCTTCGGAGCTTATCATGGAGATGAAATGAAGATTCAATCTTTTGTCGGCGAAGAGTACGAAATTCTAAATAACACCAATAAGGTTTTTAATAATGCAATCTCAAAAGCATGGAAGCTTGGTGGTCACACAATTAAAAATTTCGATAT